CCTTCTGCTAATGCCAAGCCCGGAGCTATCATTCAGCTACCATTTGGAATAACAGCGGTAACGGCAGACCATCAATTGAGGATAACAACCGATGCTGCTATCTCTCTTGACATCACAGTTTATGGATATGAATGCTAATTATTATGAATAAAACAATAGAACTTTTTGAAAAGGTAAATAGAGGTGATGGTACACAGTCACTCATAGCAGAATGCAATGGATATGAAAATGGTATTATGGTTATACAATTTAGCCGTTCACCTTTTGTATTTGTTGATACCATGACCGACCAAGAGATTATTGATTCACTTTGGCTAAATGAATACTCAATCTACGCTTAATGGCTACATTCTTTGGTGTATCTGCCGTTCCTGTTGATGGTGCTGCTGCGGTCAATGCAACCACCACTATAACCATCACTCCTCCTGCTTCTATGGTTGCAGGTGACTTAGTAGTGGTATACGGGCAACAGAGGGGCAATACGGCATGGACAGTTGGTTTAGATGGTGGTCAAGCATGGACGAACATAGGTAACTCAACGGCTACTACCAACGTATCAATGAACACATTTTGGTGTACGTTCAATGGAACATGGTCGGTAAACCCAAGATTTGACAACGCAGGTGGTACTTGTACGAGTGCTGTTATGCTTGTCTTCAGACCTGCCGATAATACAAAAGTATGGGCAACAGAGCAGATATCTACAACGGCTGCTGCTGCTGCTGCTACGATAACTGTTACGGGTGTAACACCAGCCAATGGTGAGAATGTAAGCATTGCCTCTTGGCATACAGCTGATGATAATACTTGGGGAACATTGACAGGAACAAACTGGACAAAGGGAACTCTATCTGCTCAATATAGAAACACATCAGGTACTGACCAGTCAATGACGTTTGCATACCAGCTTCAGACAACTGCTGCTGCTACAAACAACGTGTCTCAAACACAGTTGACTCTGGGTAATGATGCTACTACTTGGAGGAGAATAACATTCTATGAAACAGCAGCTTTTACAGGAGGATTTGACCCTTTCGGACAAATGGGATTTTTTGGACTTTAAAACAATATAAAATGGCAAAACAAATTCAACCCGTTAATATCTGGGTAAATGGAGAGGTAAAAGTAGCGGAGCAGTTCACCCTTCGCTCTATTAATGATGATTTGGAAAGTGCAGCAACTTTCTACTATGAACTTAAAGAGGCAGACGTAACTACTCAAGATGCCGATGGCAATGATGTAGTAAGTGCTGGTGCTGCTATTGCTAATGGTAACTGCACCATGTCAGGTGTGGACTACGAAGATTGGGGAAACCAATCAGGTGTAGACATTAATACTTGGGCATACAACTGGGCAGCAGCACAGCTTAACTTGACAATTATTTAGGAATATCTATTTAAGTAAAAATACCTATTATGAATTTAACAGAACTCAAAGCACAAGCCTATGACATTCTTGCTCAGATTGAATTTTTGCAAAAGAAATTGCAGGAAACCAATCAGGCAATATCAGAGGAATTGAACAAAGAAAAAAGTGAAACTGAGTAAAAATATGGTAAACGTAGTAGACACAAAAAGCATTGGAATGTGCTTAGGCACAATCCTGCTTAAAGTATGGTCAGATGTTAACGTAAATGAGGCAGGTGCTTATGTGGCTATTCTCGCAGGTATGACAACCATAGCGTATAATCTTTACCGATTGGTGAAGGAAATATTGCAAAAGTGAAGCAGTTCTTCACAGAAGAAAATGGGAGGCTTTCAATGAAAAGGCTCTGCGGTTTTTTATGCGTTGTCATGCTTTGTGTTACTATGTACCATAACTCATTTAAACAAACTAAACCAAGTGAGGCACTCGTTTATGCGGTTGCCTCTCTTGCGTTTGGCTGCTTGGGTTTAACATCGGCAGAAAAAATCTTTAAGAAAGATGAAAATAAAAATTGACTGGGTCGCAGTATTTTGTTGGTTTTTGTTACTGACATTATTTGCTGTATGGATTACCTCTTGCAATCCTGTTAAGAAAGTATTGAGCAATAGAGAGATGTTTGATGAAGTTGCTAAAGAGGTAGTAAAGTCAGGGTATTGTGCGAATGATACGACCATAATAACCAAGAGCGATACTACTATTATGGTAGATACATTGACGTTAATAGAAGATAAATTTACAGTTGAGGTGGTAAATGATACTACTTATATAACAAAATGGAAAACGGATGTAGTCACAAAAAAAGTAACTATTCATGACACAATTAAGACAGTAGTAGTAGATAATGCAAGGATAAAATTATTGCAAGATGAATTGATAAAGGCTAATGATGAAAGGTTGAACTGGAAAGAAAGAGCAAATAAAATGTTTGGCTATCTCTTGCTATTGATATGCGGTATTGGTGTATATGTGTTCCTAAAATTTAAGAAATGAAATTAAATAAGGCAGGTTCTGATTTGATTAAATCTTTTGAGGGTTTGAAATTAAATGCATATAAATGCAGTGCCAATAAAGAAACTATCGGATATGGCAATACTTTTTATGAAGATGGCACTCCTGTTAAAATGGGAGATACCATTACAAAGGAAAGGGCAGATTCTCTTTTTGGATTAATCGCTGATTCATTTGCTGTTAAAGTAAAAAATTGTATTCAAAAGGATATAAATGATAATCAATTCGCTGCTTTAGTTTCATTTGCATATAACGTTGGGATAGGAAATTTAAAGAGCAGCACATTGCTCAGGAAGGTAAATGATAATCCTAATGATGCCAGTATCAAGAATGAATTTTTAAAGTGGAATAAAGCAGTAGGTAAAGTCCTGGCAGGGTTAACGAGAAGGCGAGAGGCAGAAGCTAAGTTGTACTTCAAACCTTTATAAATATGGCTAACAATCCGAAGTTCAGCAAAACAAACATAGCGGAAGATTATCGGAATAAATATGGGTGGGATATGCCTACTCTTAAACTTGCAAGGATTATGCATAAAGACAATCCTTTGCTTTTTAGCAGTGCAGAAAGGGCAAGAGATGTACTTAGGCAAATTGAAGGCAAAAGCAGTAAAAGAGTAAGAGTAAGAATGGTTGTGGAGGAAAGACCTAAGAACCCTTACAACCTACCGAAATCTGAGGAAGCTATTTATGAACCATATAAATTGAATGCAAAGCGTTTACTTGTTCTATCTGATTTGCATATACCATATCATTCTATAGATGCCATAACTGCTGCATTTGATTATGCTAAGAAAGAAAAGCCAGATGCTATTTTGTTAAATGGTGATGTACTTGATTTCTTTGGATTAAGTAAATTTGAGAAAGACCCTAAAGCCAGGTCTTTTGCTCATGAATTGGCTGCATTTAAAGAGTTTATGGAAATCCTTGATAAAACATTTAAAGCAAAGGTTTACTATAAAATGGGAAACCATTGTGAAAGGTATGAGCATTTTCTTTGGAGGAGGGCACATGAGATTGTAGGGGTAGAGGAATTTGAATTTAGCAATATCATAAAGGCAAGGGCAAACGGCATTGAGATAATTAAGGATAAGAGGGTAATGAAAGCAGGTGATTTAAATATTATTCATGGTCATGAATTTGGAGGTGGTATTTTTAGTCCTGTAAACATTGCCAGGGGTTTGTATATGAGAGGTAAAGTTTCTGCCATGCAAGGCCATTCACACCAAACTTCTGAGCATACTGAAACCGATATGAATGGTAAATTAGTCACTACATGGTCTATAGGCTGTTTATGTGAACTAAATCCTACATATAGACCTTTAGCAAATAAATATAATCATGGCTTTGCAATAGTTGATATAGAAGGTGATAACTTTGAAGTAAGGAATAAAAGAATCTTCAAAGGGGTTATTCTATGAGTAAAGCATTGGACCACCAAGAGGGTGGAAGCCATTACAAAAAGATGGCTATACAGCCAATAGATTTCATCTATTTTAATGATATACCTTTTATAGAAGGGAATATTATTAAATATATCCTAAGGCATAGGAAGAAGAATGGTCTGGAGGACTTGAAGAAGGCAAAGCATTATCTTGAAATACTAATAGAGAAAGAATATGAAAATCCCTAAAACATTTGATAAAATGAACTTGGACCAACAGGAGGCATGGCTTGTAAATAAGTTAATGAAATTGCAGTTAGATGTGGAGGCTCTTAGAAGGCTATTAGCAAAGGTTAGGGGTGGGAATAAGATAGACATTCAAATGGATGACAGACCCGATGAAATAGCCTTAAAAGTGTTTTAAATGCTATTTATGGTTGATGAAGATTACGAAGAGACCATTAGGCAGGGAAAAGGCATGGGGTTTGGCTCATTCAGATGGTACTATTGAATTGGATTCATCTTTGAAAGGTTATAGATATCTGTTATATTTGCTGCATGAATTCATGCATATCAGGCATCCCGAATGGTCAGAGGCTAAGGTAAGGAAGGAAAGCACAGCAATGGCAAGGCTTTTATGGAAGCAGGGATTCAGAAAGATAGAGGCTTAAAAATACTCATGCATAGTTTTGATTGTGACTACGGCTCAGGTTTCTACTTGAGCCTCTTTTTTTATAACTAATTGTAAATTAATCAGTTAGGATTATTTAAAAAAAAAGATAAAAATAACTGTAAAAAAGTTTTGCAGTTTAGATAAAAGTATTATCTTTGATAAACAATTTAACAATCACAATTAAAACAAAGCAAAATGAAAGAAGGAACAATTGTAAAATTCAAAGTTTGTTTAGCAGATGAAAATCCTGATACCCGTTATCAGATTTTAGAAATGAGAGGTGATAGGGCTTTAATTGTTGCTCTGGTTAATATGAATATCCAACCTACTCAAGTTGTAATGTTAGAAGATATTATCAATTCAAATATTTAAGAATCAAAACACAGCACAATGAAAAACAAAGATTTTACCTACCTTATGATTGTCTTACTGGTTATGACATTCGGTCTTATTCTTGCAGGAAACCTTAATTTTTAATTATTAAAACACAATCAAAATGAACTTAGATTTTCAAAAATTATCAGGATGGGAATTAACTAAAGCCATCTACTTAGTACAACAAGCTAAGGAATTAGGAATGAAGTTAGATGGATATGGTCAGATAGATGTAAACCCACATTCTGGGTATACATACCTATGGTCAGAAGATTATCCCTTTACTTTGTATATGCCAATAGATTGCAGATTGAACAGGAATGATGTATGGGTACTCTATACCGATACCATGAACGGTGAGGAAATAGAAGAAAGGCTGAGCAACTTTGAAAGCCTTGATGCCATTTACGAATGGGTTGAGAAATTAGAAGCAGAAGAAGAAGAATTTTAATAAACAATAAAAACCAAACCAATGACAGCAGAACAAATCAAAGCGGAAAGAAGGGCAAAGAACCTCAGCCAGACAGAACTTGCAAAGAAAGCAGGAGTGCATTTACTTACAATCTTCAGAGCCGAAAATGGTAAAGTAAAACCTGCTACTATTGAAAAAATAGTTGCTGCACTAAAGGAAAATCAGCCAGAAAATTTGTAAATTTAACTATCAAAACACAATCAAAATGAAACACAAAACAATCACCACAGAGGTCAGAATCCCTGCCGATTGGCAGAAGTTAGGTATCCAAGACATTATGATTAGAGCCACAGCTACCATTGATGATGATGGGGATGAGGTTCGGGTATTGATGAAGCAGATATTATTTCCAGGATGGCACTGCTTTAATCTGAAGCCAGGTTATCAATATCAGGTCTATGAATTGGTAGAGCAGAAGTGCATTGATGCCTATGTTAATGAAATGGATTGGGAAGTTGACCTTTATGATACTATCTGCCATGAGTAATGAAAGAATCGAAATGGTCTTGGAGGTAAAAGGCGAACAGAAAGCCTTTGCCAATGTAGAGCGAAGCTACAAAGGTGTTGAACAGCAAAGATATAGATGGGTTCATACCTATGGTTTATCTCCAAAAAAAGATTGGAAGATATACCTCCAAGTTCCTTCAACGATGGGAGCAGACAAACCATACAAAATAACACGAAAGGAATTCCTTTACTTAACAAAAAAACACAATCAAAATGAGCAATCAGAAACCATCAGAGATTACGAAAGCGAGTGAATTACT